TCTTGCATGGCTTCAGATACCAAGGCGACAATGCGCTTAAATTTGTTAGACATAAAACACTCCTTGATTGAAGGAAGGCCAAGGGAAACCCCTCAACCTTTTACGAAGTTTACCAACCTTTTGAAAGGTATGCAAACTTTACGTGGTAAAAAGCATAGAAAAATTTATAACAGCTTGACGTAACTGAGAGCAACTAACGCACATCCGGCGATCAGTCTTCTCGCAGTAAGTGTCGTCGTCAAAGTCGATTAACTCTCCGCAGACATCGCAATCGAATGAAGCACACGTTGGGCAACAATCACCCAGCGTGTTGACCTCACCACAATTGACACATTTACCACCAACAGTCGTAGTAGACATAATCACCTCCCGCCATTTCTTCCCTGGCCCATGCACAAAACTTTAAGTCCTGTTCTTTATAGTCATCAGCAGATTCATCTTGAAATTGATGACCATAAAAACATCCTCCTCCAGATGACGGCATTGTTTTAGTTTTTAATGCCATCTCAAGATCATCAATAATTCCTATATCTAAAAGCACAGGATTACAATTAAAGTCACTGTCGTGGATCATGGGAACTAACCTGCCACTAGCTACTCGCGCTTCAAAAAACTCTTGCAGCTTGGCATGCTTTCGCCATTGAAATTCTTCACCATGAATACCTTTAATTGCCAGCCGACCATCGTCATCTTTCTCGACAGTCAACGCTTCTGGTGCACTAAATGCGTATTGATCAAGTCCCATTACATCTTCTCCTTTGAGTCAACATCAAATATCAGCGCGGCAATCATTACCATCGCCAACGTAAACAAACCAACGCCATACAAAACGTGTTGATTATCCAGCGTCATCAGGCCATGAATACAAAACCCAATTCCTGTTACCAAATAAATCTCTGGAAGAATCTTAAACATCACCAAATCCTTTAATAATTGCGAGGGTTGAATGCCCCCTCACTTGTGCGGGGGGCATGAAACGCGAGCTAATCTGCCAATAACTCGCCAAGAGAAGACAATGGTGGCAGGTCGTCATCAACAACATCATCATCTTTCGTCGTCAGTTCAGGCTGCACAACGTGCACGCCGTCATCCTTGTTCAAACACCAAATGAATACAGTTTCCATAACTCACTCCTCATGAAAGAAAAAAGGGGCCGAAGCCCCAGTTGAATCAAGCCACCTTTTTCTTGGTGGCTGTTCGCTTGATGTGATCGTCCTGGGACTCGTCGACCTTTACCATGTCGTCGCCTCGCTCGGGCTCGTCGCCTTCGCTTTTGTTGCGAAGGTAATTCAGCGTCCTCTCGGCTCGCTCGATCTGAGCGGCGTGGGCGTCCTCGACTGCCATCGACAGCATCTTGTTGCCTGTCTTTGTCTGCCGTTCCCAGACGACAACCTCTAATCGTCGGCCTTCAAACATGATCTCGCCCTTGAAGGTCGGAGCTTTTTCGTTGCGCATGAGGCCCTTGGTGTTGTGGAAGGCAAGCCCTTGGTTGTTTTCGATGTTAAGTGCCATGGTTATTTCCTCAGTTGATTGATTTGTGTCGTTGCCGACAGGAGTAGAACTCCACAGGCTGTGCCTGGTTGCAAGGGGGAAGTTGAGCGTGAATCGCAGAGGGTCACGGTGACTCTGTGGACGCCAGACCGCTTGCGGGCTGAAGCGGTAACTGAGTCAGCGGGAAACTGCTATTCTCGCGGCCCTTGCGAACAGGTGCGGGCTGTGGATTCGTTACGGATGTCAGGCTACGACGAGTACAAATCTATCGACTGAGGAAATGACCGTTTATGGTACTTGGGCGTCGGAAACAGCCGAGGGTGCGTGGAACAACGCCGAGGGCCGAATGCCAACGGAAAACGGAGACCGAAAGCGTGATGATGGTTGAAGGCCGACCCGCTCCTCTGTCGGATGGGAATGGTAGGCGAAGACAGGTAGCAAGCTGCCAAGCTGCACTCTGCTCGCCCCGATTAGTCGCGGGAGCCGACGGCGGTGGTATTAGTCGCTGCGCTCCAGCTAGATAGGGATGCAGGTGTAACCAACCGGCTCTGGGGATGCTTTGTCGGCTCTCTCACTCGGCTCTCCCCGTGGATCGGCTCCAGTCGGCTCGATGCCACATCGAACACTACTACCCAGCAGACACAGGTGGGTCGAATTCACTCGGCGGGGGGGGCGACGGCAGCGGCGGACAAATATATAGTTCCCACCCAGATACAAAAAACGGTAAAACTGAAAAGGCTGGAACCCTTTAAGAATAACCTTTTGGCTGTATATTTCATTTTGTTCTAAGTCGCAGTGTTGCGGTTATGTGGAATTAGTATAGGATAGGGGGGGTAAGGCGGGCTTAATAAGCTTATTTAAAATTAAGGTGAGAAAGAAATGAACGAGAAAACAGATCCCAGAGATAGCGTTGAATATCGCTCTATTGATTACTATTCAATGTGCGAGAAGTCCAAACAGCAGGTTAAGTCTATGCAGGATGCGGGTTATTCTACCATGCATGATGCCAAGGCTACGCCAGAGGAGACTGAATCTAAGGGTATGGGTGGATATTCCATTATTATGATGGGGAAGTAGCGTGTATGTTTCGCCGTGGCAGGACGAAGATGTAAAGATTGCGTTACAAGCTGCGAGTCAGATGGCGGAACGTTGGGGTAAAGATGTAGCGATCATGAGTGATTTGTCAGTTAGGCTGTTAAAGGATACGGATGAAACACCGCTTGAAATAGTTCGCTGCCCAGCTGCTTTAAAAAAATGACACTTATGACACTTATGACACTAACAGAATGCCTGTTGAAGACATTGATATTCACGACCAAATAGAAAGGCTGACCAACAGCCTTTTTTTGCTTTCGGATAGTTTATCTGCTATTGAAGAATCTTTAACCGAGCTTATTGAGTTGGCAAAGGACAGTAAAGAAGACGATGGATAATGCAGAGATACCTGTACCCATAGATGATAAGCCAAAAAAAAGAACCCAATCATCAGGCAGGCCAACACAAAAAGACTTAACTAGTAACTCCCGCCGTGGCAGGGGGAAGATAGGCAGGCCCAAGGGCGATGCGGGGATTATTAACGAGTATAAAGCTCGTATGCTGGCGTCCCCTAAGTCTAGGAAGGTGCTGGATACTATATTTGATGCTGCACTTGATCATGACCACAAGAATCAAGCCGCAGCTTGGAAGCTGGTAATGGATCGAATATTGCCTGTAGCCGCATTTGAAAAGGATGTGGTACAAAGCAGTGGTAAATCTGCTATTCAGATTAACATTACTGGCGTTGGAATGGCCGAGGTATCTGATACCCCCACCATTAACCAAACTACAATAGACGGGGACTCTGGTGAAGTACTTTAATATTGAAGAGTTTAACTGTCAGGAAACGGGCGAAAATGAAATGAACCCCGAGTTTCTTGAAAAGCTTGACGAATTGCGGCATGAGTGCAAGTTTCCTTTTACGATTACATCAGGCTACCGAGATCCATCCCACAGCCTTGAAGTTAAAAAAGAACACCCAGGTATGCACACAAAGGGTATAGCCGCAGACATATACGTCAGCAATGGGGTAGATCGCTTTAAACTACTAATTACTGCTTTTAATATGGGATTTACGGGGATTGGGGTAGCCAAGACGTTTATTCATGTGGATACTCGGACAAGTCAGCCCGTAGTCTGGACATATCAATAATGCTATACACTAAGCATGTAACAGTTACTAGCACAGCAGAGGTTGTTGTTTTAACGGTTCCTACGGGGTTTGTTGCTCATGTAAGTTATTTGTTGGTGGCTAATAATGGCGGATCAACAAATGCCTGCACTCTATACTTTGATGATGGAACTAACGAGCTTCACCTGCTGGATGCTAAAAATATTAGCAGTAAGGCTAGCGAAGAGTTTTATCGCGGAATATTTGTTATGCAGCCAGGAGAGCAGGTTAAGGTTCAAACCGGATCATCAGGTGATGTTGAGTTTGCAGTAACGCTTGACCTTCTCGAAGCTCCATCTACGCTTGTAAACTTTTCCTAATGTCTGACTTAAATGTAGAGTTATTGCCTTGGCAGCAGGATGTATATTCTGACCCTACTCGCTTTAAGGTAGTTGCTGCAGGCAGGCGTACAGGCAAATCCAGGCTAGCCGCATGGCTATTAATCATTAATGGCCTTCAGGCTGACAGGGGCCATGTGTTCTATGTTGCCCCAACTCAAGGCCAAGCTAGAGATATTATGTGGCAAACTCTTCTAGAGTTAGGCCATCCAGTTATATCAGGCTCTCATATTAATAATTTACAGATCAAGCTTGTAAATGGAGCAACAATTAGTCTTAAAGGCGCAGATAGGCCCGAAACAATGCGGGGTGTGTCTTTAAAATATCTTGTAATGGATGAGTATGCCGACATGAAACCTGATGTTTGGGAGCAAATACTGCGCCCAGCATTGGCAGACCAGAAGGGGGAGGCGCTTTTTATTGGAACTCCGATGGGTCGCAACCATTTTTATGATCTTTACAAGTATTCAGAGCTTGGAGATGACGAAACTTATAAGGGTTGGCACTTTACAAGCTATGATAATCCCATACTAGACCCTAATGAAATTGATATTGCAAAAAAATCAATGTCAAGTTATGCGTTTAGGCAGGAGTTTATGGCATCTTTTGAGGCTAGAGGCTCGGAAATGTTTAAAGAGGACTGGGTTAAGTTTGGTAATTGCCCAGATGAGGGCGATTATTATATAGCAGTTGACCTTGCTGGCTTTGAGGATGTTAACAAGAAGCGTACAAAAAGCACTAATCTAGATGAAACTGCTATTGCGGTTGCAAAAGTAAACCCAGATGGGTGGTTTATAGAAAATATTATTTATGGGCGTTGGGATTTAAATGAAACAGCAATGAAGATTTTTCAAGCTGTAAGGGATTACCGCCCTATCAGCGTAGGAATTGAGCGTGGCATAGCAAAACAAGCAGTAATGTCCCCGTTGACAGACCTTATGAAGCGATATGGTATGTTTTTCCGTGTTGAAGAGCTAACTCATGGGAACAAAAAGAAAACTGATAGGGTTATGTGGGCCTTGCAGGGGCGTTTTGAAAATGGTTATGTTACTTTAAATAAAGGGGAGTGGAATACGCGGTTTCTTGACCAGCTATTTCAGTTCCCAGATGCCTTGACGCATGATGACTTGGTTGATGCGCTAGCTTATATAGACCAGCTGGCCCAGGTTGCATACGATTACGAGTATGAAATTGACGACCACGAAATTTTAGATGTGGTATCGGGATATTAATATGGCAGAAGATATTTACAACCCAGATCCAATAATGATTCAAGAATCTCTTTCAGAATGGGTTATGACCAAGTGTGAAAACTGGCGGGATTACTATGAATCAAACTACGAAGACAAGTTTGAAGAGTATTACAGGCTTTGGCGGGGGCAGTGGGATCCATCGGATTCTCAAAGAGCATCTGAAAGATCCAGAATTATTGCTCCTGCGCTGCAACAGGCGGTTGAGTCAAATGTTGCAGAGCTTGAAGAGGCTACCTTTGGTCGTGGAAAGTGGTTTGACATTGCTGATGATTTCACTGACGGTCAAAAGCAAGATGTTTTGTATTTACGCAAAAAACTTGGAGAAGATTTTGAAGCCTGCATGGTACGAAAAGCTGTTGCAGAGTGTCTTATTAACTCGGCTGTATTCGGAACTGGCATTGGCGAAGTGGTCATTGAGGAAATTAAAGAAATGGCTCCGGCGTCAGAGCCGATCATGGGTGGCGAACTTCAAGCGGTTGGTGTAAATATTACTGACAGAGTTGTTGTAAAACTTAAGCCTGTACTTCCGCAAAATTTTCTTATTGATCCAGTAGCTACATCCGTTGATGATGCTTATGGCGTAGCAATTGATGAGTTTGTAAGCAAGCACACTGTTGAGTTGCTACAAGAGCAGGGCGCTTACATGGAGGGACCAATCGAATCGGCGGCTCCAGACTCTGATCTTGAGCCAGACCAAGACTTTACAATATATAACGACGATAAAGTTCGATTAACAAAGTACTACGGCCTTGTGCCAAAAGAACTTTTAGAAGCTGAAGATATTGAGGTTGAAGAAGACTCAAAGTATGTTGAGGCTATTGTTGTTATAGCAAATGGCGGGACATTGCTTAAGGCAGCTAAAAATCCATACATGATGGGCGATAGACCTGTTGTTGCTTTTCCTTGGGATGTAGTGCCAGGAAGATTTTGGGGTCGTGGCGTATGTGAAAAAGGCTATAACAGCCAAAAAGCGCTTGATACAGAGCTTCGTGCTCGCATAGATGCGCTAAGCCTTACGATTCACCCAATGATTGCGGTGGATGCAACAAGGCTCCCAAGGGGCGCCAAACCAGAAGTGCGTCCTGGCAAGATGATTTTAACCAATGGAGATCCCCGTGAAGTCCTACAGCCTTTCAACTTTGGTCAAGTGGGCCAAATCACGTTTGCCCAAGCCGCAAGTCTTCAGCAAATGGTACAGCAAGCTACAGGGGCTGTTGACTCCGCTGGCATTGCGGGTCAAGTTAACGGAGAATCAACTGCTGCTGGGATTAGTATGTCTCTTGGCGCTATTATTAAGCGTCATAAGCGCACTTTAATTAACTTTCAGCAGTCATTTTTGTTGCCGTTCGTGACTAAGGCGGCTCATCGGTATATGCAGTTTGATCCCGAAAACTATCCAGTTGCAGACTATAAGTTTGTTGCAACCAGTACGCTTGGAATTATTGCTAGGGAGTATGAGGTAACTCAGCTAGTTCAGTTACTGCAAACAATGAAGCAAGATAGTCCAATGTATCCTGTTTTAATTCAAAGCATTATCGATAACATGAACCTAAGCAACCGAGAAGAGCTTATTGCAACAATGCAGCAGGCTTCTCAGCCTAATCCACAGGCGCAGCAAATTGCCGAAATGGCTCAGCAGGCTCAGTTGGAGTTTCAACAAAGTCAGACAAATGCGCTTAATGGTCAGGCCGCAGAGTCTCAGGCTCGGGCAGCTAAGATATCAATTGAAGCGCAGATTGCGCCTCAAGAGTTGGAAATTGATAAGATTAATGCAATCACAAGAAATCTTAAGGAAGGCGACTCAGAAGATAAAGAGTTTGAGCGGAGACTTAAGATTGCTGACAGGCTTTTAAAAGAACGCGAACTGGAAGGAAAGTCACCTAATGCTAATGACGCAAACAGAAATCAACAGCTTGCTGGGCCAGATCAACAAGGCATTCCAAGACCAAACCGACAAGCTGGAGCAAGTCCAAGTCCGATTGCAAACATTGGAGAGCAAATTCAATGAGCAAGAAAAAGGATCCAAAATTGGAGCGCGCGGGCGTAAGCGGATACAACAAGCCGAAGAGAACTCCCAACCACGCAACGAAGAAGTTTGTGGTGGTAGCCAAGAAGGGGGATAAAACTAAAATGATTCGGTTTGGCGATCAAAAAATGACAATTAAAAAAGACCAACCTGCACGAAGAAAGTCTTTTAGGGCAAGGCACAAGTGCGATACAAGCCCTCCAGATAAACTAACAGCTAGGTACTGGTCATGTAAAAAATGGTAATAATCAATCAATAGGGGTGAGTTTTGAGCAAGCTAGAAAGCGTTTACAAATTAAAAGTAAAAGAATCTCTCGACACAGCAGCAAAGTATCATAGGCTTTTAACTAAACGAAAAGAAAAAGTTATAGTCATGTACTCTGGGGGAATGGACAGCGTGTCGTTGGCATGGAGCTTGCTAGAGCATACGCAGTATAATGTTCACATACACTCAATACACCTAGATAATTCTGAAGGTAGATTTAAGGCGGAAGCAAATGCTATTCATAAGAGCATAAACTGGCTTAAAGACAACCAAAGAGAGTTTGAGTTTTCATCTTGCTTGTATTCCTACAAGGCTAAATATCCTGGGGGAAGGGATCTGTCATTAGCTTTGTTTCAGGCTGGAAGGGTTATATCTACGATGACCGAGCCTGTATGCGCTATATTTACTGGCGATTACAATATGAGCAAAGAAGAAAGCGCAGAGGCGTATGGCGTTATGAGTGCTTTGTTTATGAACAAGCAATCAAAGCCAGTTTGGGCTGCGCCATTTGATTATATGAGCAAGACCCCCCTTGAAAGAAGCCTTGGGGTTTATTACGCTATGCCAGAACAGTTGCGAAAAATGTATTGGTCGTGTAGAAGACCAAGTGAAACGCCAGATGGGTTTTTATCTTGCGGTGAGTGCCATGCCTGTAGGCGGCAACATGCAATGAAACAGCACATTAAAAGGTTTGACAATGAAAGTTAAAGCTCCTGATGGTTATCACTGGATGAAAAGCGGCAATAGCTATAAGCTTATGAAAAACCCCTCGGGCGGATACAAGCCTCACAAGGGCGCTTCTCAGTCTGCTGAGTTTAAGGTTCAAAAAGTTCACAAAGGCAAATAGACAGGGAGATAAAAATGGGCTATGGAAGTGGTGCATACTCAACAAAGCCAAAGAAAAAGAAAAAAAAGGTTAAGAAGTAATGGCAGCAAAAAAGACTTTGTCTAAAAAGAAAAACAGTTCAACGCCAAAAAACAAGGCGCTGTACTCTAGGGTAAAGTCTGAAGCTAAAAAGAAATTTGACGTATACCCTAGCGCCTATGCTAATGGATGGCTTGTTCGGGAATACAAAAAACGCGGTGGCACTTATGTCTAAGCCCAAAGGCGGCTTAACCAAGTGGTTTAAAGAAGACTGGGTTGATATTAAGACCGGAAAAAAATGTGGTCGCAAGAAAGCTAAAGGATCTAGCCGCCCATACCCTGCATGTAGGCCCAAAGCAGTGGCTGCCAAAATGACGAAGGCAGAAAAAGAGGCGGCAAAGAAAAAGAAAACAGGGCCAAAACCAATTAAGTATGCGGTAACAGCTTCGGGCAAAAGAAGGAAAGCCGCAAAAAAAACAGCGTAATTAGTGAGATAACCAAATGGCCTCAATGGAAAAAGAAGTTGAAGAGTATTACAACAAGTATTTTGATTTGTTTACAACTGATGGTTGGAAGCAACTGCTTGAAGAGTTAAAGCACAATGCTATTTCCGTTAATAGCGTTGAGGCGGTTAAAGACAGTAATGATATGTATTTTCGGAAAGGCCAGTTAAACATTTTGGCTTTTTTGTTGAATTTAGAGTCTACTGTCAACAACAACTTTGAAGAGTTACAGAAAGAAGATGAACAAGATATTTGACTTTCGTTGCGAAAACGGTCATATATTTGAGGAGTTTGTAGCGGGCGGAACCACAGCCACTAGGTGCGGATGTGGCGCTAATGCTAGAAAGATCGCTTCAGCATCAAATTTCGTGCTGGATGGGTCTACTGGGGATTTCCCTGGCAGGCACATTAAGTGGGTGCGAGAACATGAAGAGGCGGGACAACGAGGACGGGAAGCTCAACGAGAGGAGAGTCAAGCCCAATAATTCCATAACCATTAGGCGGAATGAGTTTAAATGATGTCAAGAGCAACAATTATTGATGAGCGTCAAGATGAAGAGTCTTCTGATGCTTTGCAGGATACAGCGCAAGAATCTGCTGAGGCTCCAGTAAGGGAGAAACCTCAAGATTCTGACATTCCAGAAAAGTATCGTGGTAAATCTGTACAAGATTTGGTGCAGATGAACCAGGAGCTTGAGAAGTTTTCGGGCAAACAGAGTACGGAAGTAGGCGAACTGCGAAGGTTGGTTGACGGATACATTCAGACAGAACTCGACAACAAGCAAGCACCTGAAACACAGCAAGAAGATAGCAACACAAATGATGTTGATTTTTTTGTTGACCCACAAAGTGCTGTTAATCGGGCTATAGACAATCATCCTAAAATCAAAGAAGCAGAAACGTACACTAAACAGTACAAACAACAGGCCACTCTTGCACAGTTAAGATCAGATCACCCTGATATGGATCAAGTTTTGCAAGACCCTAAATTTGCTGAATGGATAAAAGGATCAAAGGTTAGAACACAATTGTTTGTTAATGCAGATCAAGCGTATGATTATGATTCGGCAAATGAGCTATTTTCGCTTTGGAAAGAACGAAGCAGTATAGTTCAGCAAACTGCAATAGCAGAGCGCGCAAGTCGTAAGAGTGCGGTTAGATCGGCAACAACAGGCAATGCCCGAGGTACAGCGGAAAGGTCAAACAAAAAAGTTTATCGTCGTGCTGACATTATTAAACTTATGAAAACTGACCCAGACCGTTATAACGCTTTATCAGATGAGATACTGAAAGCATACGCGGAGGGTCGAGTTAAATAGCCTAAAGGAGAATTATCATGGCTACTGCAACTTATCCTGGCGCGGGTGGTAATACCGCATTAACAGAAGCGGCAACATTTGTACCAGAAATTTGGTCAGATGAAATTATTGCTGCCTATCAAAAGAACTTGAAGATGGCTCCCCTTGTCAAGCGCATTTCTATGTCTGGCAAAAAGGGCGACGTTATTCATATTCCTAAGCCCACCCGTGGTGATGCCAATGCTAAGGCGGCTGATACTGCGGTAACTATTATCGCTAATACAGAGTCAGAGTTGACGATTACTATTAACCGTCACTTTGAATACTCGCGTTTAATTGAAGACATTGTAGAAGTTCAAGCTTTGTCTTCTTTGCGTCAGTTTTACACTGAAGACGCTGGTTATGCTCTAGCTGTACAGGTTGATAATGACCTGCACTCTTGCGGTACTGGTTTTGGTGATGGGGGTGCAGTTGTATTTTCTGGATCAGTAGCTCCTACTGACTATCAGCATACTGGCTGCTT